ATTGACTCGTAACCGAACACCCCAGTTATCCTGACGGTTGCTTCGCCATTCTCAACCTCAAAGCCAAGGCTTCCAATTGCACGAATCTTATTGAAGGGAACAGGCTGTGAATCTGCCAAACCATTTAGGGGTTCAAGCTGATAGTCATTTGCTGTCCAGCTGATTAGGGTTCCATCATCAATAGTGGAAATGCTGGTGATTGAAGTAATGTCATCAACATCACAAAGATAAGAACTGGTAGGGGAATAATCTCTTGTTGATTCTAGTCCGGTTGAATAAAACACTCGGTTGCAATAAGAATCAATGGCACGAGAGGCTGACTCAGTTGCCAACTCTAAAAGTGTGTCATCAACGCTGTCGGTAATGCGAAGGGCTGCTTTTACCTGTGCGAGCGTTGCGTATCCATTGGTTATTGCCATATGTCTATTCTACTTGAAATGCCCTAGCAAAAAGATAGACCCTCTGGAACCTACAACCAGAGGGCCTATCAGTTTAGTGCTGAAGCTTAGGAAGCAGCTCCAGTGAACTTGACAACCTCTGTGGAGCTAGTTAGGTCACCGTCTAGACGGATAACGAATCTCCAAGTGGTTAGGTCAGTGTTGAAGGCGTAGTCAGTTGACGAAGCAACCTGAAGTCCACCAGCAACGCGCACCTTGTAGCTGTCTAGCGACCCGAATAGAACCGAGTCAGCGTCAATTGCGATGTCTGCAACATGAGGGTTCTCTGTTACCGAGAAGCCAGCGAAGGTGTCAGGGTATCCAACGCCAACCTGGTAGAGGTAGTTCCCAGCGCCATCCTTGAGCTTGCGCATTGCATCGATGGTCTGTCCGTTAGCCATGAAGCCAGCAGATGCCTTACGGCGAGTTGCACCATCAACAGAATAAGCAAGGTCGATTAGATCGTCAGCAGTGAAAGCACCTGCAACGCTAGTTCCACCAGTTACGCCAGCACCGGCAGCGGTAGCGATACCGTTTGGCTGTGCAGTTCCGGTTCCAGTAGTTAGAGCAGCGTTGGTTGCGTAACCAATTGCGTTTCCAGCCTGGTTTGCTAGGTGAGAAGCTAGGTCGAAGCCTGCGTCTGCTACCAAGCTGTTGTCAGCCTGAATCAAGAAGCCGTACTTGTAAGCGTCAAGAGTGATTGCGCTGTAAGTTGGCTCGCTTGCGGTTAGTGCGGTTGCGGCAGCGGTTAGTGATGCAGTGCTGTACGCTCCCAAAGTTGGGATGGTTAGTGACTCACCAGAAGGTGTGTTGATAACATCAGACACCTCTAGCATTGGGCCAGCTAGTCGAGCAATGTCAAAGACCTGGTTGTAGAAGGACTTTGGAACAGTGTTGGCAGATGACACCAAAGCAGCACGCTGCTCGAAGGTGTGAGCCGAACGTGACTCTGCAACATTGCGAAGGATGTCAGAAGCTGAACGCTCGCTAACAGCTGGGATGAATCCCTTAGCAGCAGCAGAAGCTTCAACCTTGCGCTCCTCATTGCGGGTTGCAACCGAGATAGTTTCGTCAGCCTTGCGGATGTCGGCTTCGATTGCGTCAATTTTTTGTAGTTCAGCAGCGTCTAGTCCGCGTGACTCGGTTTCTGCTGATTCGATAACATCGCGAATCTGCATAGTCAAGTTGGCGCGGAGTTCCTGCTGAGCCTTGATGAACTCAGACATTAAGTCTCCTTATTAGTTTTGATTTGGATGCAGTGGCGATGACGCTCAACTGACTACGGCAGAGTTGACTCACATCCGTTATAAATAGTTTACAACAGGTGTGTATCACTTAAAAGAGGAACCCCGCCGGGGAAAGGGGGAAAGTCCGGCGGGGAGAAGCGTGATGCTTTGCGACTATCTAGTTTCTGTCGGCTTGGTTACACGCGCTTCTTTTACCTCATCTTTGAAGATGGGCTTGTCAATGGTCAGAATTGCGTCTGCCATAGATTCTGCTAGATCAGCAATTGCACCGCTGACTGGATTACCAGCAACCTTGAGAATTGCCTTTTTGATTTCTTCTTTGGTAGCCATTAGATTCCTTTGAGTAAGAGTTCGAGCTTCTTCTTCTTTAGTGCAAGCATACCCATATCGCCGACAGGTTTTGTTTCTTCTTCTGTCATTGGTTCTGGAGCAAGCTTTGTAATCACCCGAGAAAGCAGCTCGGCTTCATCGGTTGAAATGTCTTGACCATCTTCAATCTTTATTAGTGCATCAGCTAATGCTTCGGCATCAACCTCGGCCCTTAGTGCAACCTTGTCAAGTCCTCTAACCTGTGCAGTTCCATTGGTTGAGGTATAAGCAGGGAAAGCAACGCCGGTTGAAACCTCTAGTAGCCTCACGCTTTTGAGTGTGCGCTCTGATCCATCGCTAGACCATGAATCCCCGCCAGATGGAACTGTGAAGCCAAAGCTAAAGCCAGTGACATCACCGCGCTGAATTAGAACCTTTGCATCGCGACCTGCCTGCGTGTCTGGCAAAGTAGCGTCAACTCTAAGTCCTTGAGCATCCTCTGACAGTCTTAGGGTTCCAGAGCGAGTCGAGCCTAGAACGCTAGATGTGTCATGGTTCCATAGCAACTTGATGTCGTTGCGTGATCGCAGGGAGCGCTTGAAAGCTCCAGGTGCAATTCTTTCAATGAAAGGCAATGGCTCACTTGGCTCATTGAACCGAGCAGCGTAGCCGGTCAAGGTCATGCCGTTAGCATCCTCACGAACCTCGAAGTCTTTGACGGTCATTCTTTGTTCAATGTCTGACAATGTTTTGCCTTCCTTGTCTGTTTCAATTCTAGCCCTTGCTGATGGCAATGTTGCAGGATTGATTGCTTGAATCCCTAATGAGGAATAACGTCTGCGAGCTAATGGGTTGTTTTCAATTGCAACGTTTACGGTGTGCGACTTCAACAGTTCTTCGGCAGCACGCTTTTTGAAATCATTGCTGGAGGCTGCTGAACCGTCATTCATAATCAAGCGGCTATAAGTGATATCTAAGCTTTTGAGTGTGGCTTCTGTGGCACTGCGGGTGCTGTCTGGTCTGCCGGTGATGAGGTAGAGGCTACCTTCTTGGTCTTGGATATATTGCCAGACTTTTTCTGAACGCCTACCGCCGGTGATGAGGGTTCCGTCAATGTCGGAGATGATGACTGTTGGGCCTGTACCGGCTCGGGTTTCACAGACTTGACAATCTCCGGTGCAGTCTTGGCAGATAGGTTCTTGGGTATTCCTGTGCTGTCCTGTATAAGTGCCACCTGGCTCAAGCTCCTCGGCTAGTGATACGGCAACCATTTGGTCAACCGCTGATTGTTTGGTTGTGTGACAACCGACTAATTCACCATCTTCTTTGACTACTCCGAAACCTTTGCAGTCTGGGTGTTGTCCCTTTTCGGTTACAAAATAAGGCATTAGTCCTGCCTCATAACTGCGATTGAAATGGGAGCGCCACCGCTTATTGCTGTGATGGATTGTGATCTCAATAACGTCATTTTCAAATCTTCCCCAGCTTGCAATGGAAAACCAACATCTTTAGCTCCATTCAGCCATGCTGTTGTATAACCGTCAAACCGCTCACCCCAGATTAGTTCAAAATGAACCAGCGTTGATTGTGCGCCTGAATTGACAAATTTCATTGCATACTGAGTGCTTGGTGCTAATGAAATGACTTTGCTATTTGTTGCTCGACTTGCCGATTGATTAGTTGCATAAATTGACTCACTTGAAACTGTCGTTCCACCGGTGACGGTAGTTGCGGCTTTGAGTAAAGCATCGGCAACATTTGTTGATGCTCGATTGAGGTTATAGCTTGGATAAGTTGCACCTGTGACAATGGTTGCACCTTCAACTAAATCAGCTTCCAAGTTTGATGCGGTAGTGGCAATTACATAACCGATTATTTGTGCGCCATACACACCAGTTGTAAAGCTGAAACTTACTGTTCCATTATTAGGCAACGTGAAATCTGTATGAGCTGAAAATGTGTAACCGTCACGATAATAGTTATCTGCACCAATAGGCATCACATTGCGAACTAGAACCTCTTGTGCGTCAATGCTCGGTGCGACAATTGTCGTAGCAGTCGAGCTGTTGATTGTGTAAATGTTGCCAGAGATAGTCATACTTAGACTCCGTACACCGCTTGTGGGTCATTAGGGTCAATTTGAGCAACAGCCTGCAATTGAGTACTTGGCAAGCCTGTGTGCTTGATTTCAGGAAGCCCCAAAGCAATAAGCACTTCAGCAGGGTCGAAGCCGGAAGTAACTAGGCGAGCTGCCATTGTGACTTTCTTATCTTCGGCAACTATGCCAGCGTCAGTGATTGAAATGTTAGCTAGTGGAACTCGAGCGATATCGCCACCTTCAATTGGAGGCAAGTCCTCAAGTCTGCGAACATCATTCACTTTTAGCCAGCCGGATTGAAGTCCATTTGAATATGCCGAGAAGCGTGAGTTTGCATCGCCTCGTAATAGTCCATCAATGTTGAATTTGATGAAGGCGAATTCTCCACCAGACTCAGCACTGAGCAAAGTAGAAAACGCACCTTCAAGCTTTTGGATTATTGGTCGAAGGCAGTGTGTCACCCAAGCAATGTTGTTCTGCTCAACTGAGCTGAAAGTGTTTGTTCCTGGTAAACCTAGAAGATGAGGAGGAACGTTGAACGCTCTAGCAACATCTTCAACAGCCATGCGCCTTGAGTCAATAAACTGCGCCGCATCGTTGTTGACCTGATCGCTGACGAATGTTGCA